GCGGCCTCAACGCCAAAGGCCGAGCCTCCTACAACAAGGCTAACCCCGGCAAGCCTGGGCTCAAAGCTCCGCAGCCTGAAGGTGGCCCGCGCCGTGATTCATTCTGCGCCCGTATGAAGGGCATGAAGAACAAGCTCACCAGCGAGAAGACGGCCAAAGATCCGAACTCGCGTATCAATAAATCACTTAGGGCGTGGAAGTGCTGACATGGAATCCTTAGTCTGGAACACAATTCTCACGGTCCTACTTGGCGTGGTGGCATATCTTATGGTGTCAAAATTTGCTGAACTGGACAGGATCAGTATCCTGCTCAACAAGACCCGTGAAGAGATTGCGCGGGATCACATCACACGCGCAGAGTTCCGGCAGGACATGGGCAAGTTGTTCGACAGGTTTGACTTGATAGAGAAGAAGATTGATGGTCTGCGCGACCGCAGGGCACCTCCGGGGAACTGAAGTGCCTGTACAGTCCGAAGCTCAGCGGCGTCTCATGTACGCGGCACTGAAAGATCCCAAGGGCACAGGCATCCCCCGTAGTGTTGCCGAGAAGTTTGTCGGGCCGAAAGCCCATAAGGAGTCCGAGATGAAGAAACCGATGCCTGCCTTCATGATGAAGGACAAGAAGGAAAAGATGCCTGCCAAGAAGATGATGGGCGGCGGCGCGGCCTACGCCAAGGGCGGCGGCATTGAGTCCAAGGGCAAGACCAAGGGCAAGATGGTCAAGATGGCAATGGGCGGCAAAGCCTGCTAAGGAACAGTCATGGACTACGCAGCCGAATCTAAGCGTGAAGTAGAGTCGCTGAAGAAGCGTCATCCCAAGAAAGGGATTGACTCAACGATTCCTGCCGGAATCCGTGAAATGCTTGTAGACAAGCAAAAGAGCGCTTTGACGCCAGACTCCAAGTATGCCAAAGGCGGCTCTGTCAAGGGTAGCGGCTGCGAACAGCGCGGCCTTCGCAAGTGCAAGGTGGTGTGATATGGCAACCGATATTGCAAAGCAGCAAGAAGCGGCGGGGCAGGATATCGTTAACCGTCTTATGCGGCAGTACCAAATGGAGAACCCAGCTAACGCTGCGCAAGTAAGAAGGCTTATGCCAAGCGCTGCTCCTGCCTCCAAACCTGCCGCAAGTGCTGCTAAAGCGTCAAAAACCGGCGTGCTATCGCCCCAGGAAGCGGCGGAGATAACGCGTCAGTTAGACGAGAAAAAACGGCGGGAGTTTGAAGAGTTTACAGCACCACCTGTAAAAAAGGCATCAGGTGGCAGCATCAAAGGCTACGCCAAGGGCGGCTCTGTCCGTGGCGGCGGCTGCGAACAGCGTGGCAAGACCAAAGGTCGGTTTGTGTAAGGACTTGCAGCAAATGAACCTCAACGATCCCAGCCTCAAGGTCAATGTTGACCGTTGGTATACCAAGTTTCCGCCGCTGACGCCGTGGTTCAAACATACGTCTAAGCCTGTACGCAAAGGCGTTTACATGGTTGACCAAAGCTGGCCGGATCAGGTGGAGCAGCCTGTCTTCTCGTTGTGGGACGGCAAGAATTGGTATCCGCAGGGATCAACGCCCGATGACGCTTTGCGTTACGTGTGTTTTGGTCCGATCCCGCGCGGAAAGTACATGGCACCAGCTTTCAGGCAGTGGCGTGGGGTGAAGGAGTTGTATGAGGATTAGCCGTGGCATGGGTGCCATCAACCCCTCCAAGATGCCCAAAGGCAAGGTGAAGAAGCGCCGTGACAACACCGACTTTACGCAGTACGCCGAAGGTGGTGAGGTCGGGCTCTATGCCAACATCAACGCCAAGCGCAAGCGGATTGCCGCTGGATCGGGTGAAACCATGCGCAAGCCGGGTTCTCCCGGCGCTCCTACTGCCAAAGCCTTCAAGCGTTCTGCGCTGACAGCGAAGTGATTGACGCCATGCTGCGCTTCCGTTATCATACCCGGACCGAAGTTCAAAAAGGTCTGGCATGTACGGGGTCATCTACAAGGTAACCAACACCGTGAACGGGCACATCTACATCGGGCAGACAAAGACAGCGCTGGGCAATCGTTGGTCTAAGCATTGCTCTGATGCTCGTTCTGGTGCAGGATGGATTCTTGCTGCCGCCATCCGCAAGCATGGGCGGGAAGCATTTACCGTAGAGGTTGTAGAAGAGTGCCCTGACAAAGACGCCTTGAACGCCGCTGAGATTGCGTGGATCTTAAAATTGCAGCCCACGTACAACTCTTGTGGTGGCGGTGGTGGTCTAGGCTCTCCCTCACCAGAAGTAAGGGCAAAAATTTCTGCGACTTCTCGTGGCAGGAAAGTTAGTGAACAAGCGCGTAAAAACATGTCTGCTGCCCAAAAAGGGCATCCTGTTTCCGAGGAAACAAAACGTAAAATTTACGAAGCAAATGCGTGGTACAGAGAGCAGCTTCGGCAAAAAAGGTTGACACAACCAAAAAAACGCATTGTCCGCCCATACGTTTCTCCTTTGCAAAATTTGTATGAAGCTCATGGAGCAACATTACGCAAAGAAAAAATGTCTTTAGCCGCTAAACATGGGTTTGAATCTGGCACAAGGCAACGGCCTGCCGGGGAACTTAACCCTATGTACGGCAAAGAAAAGCCTGAGGAAATTAAGCGATTGCTTTCGGAAAAATTGTCTGGTGACAAAAATCCTTACTTTGGCAAAGAACATTCTGAAGATACTCGTGCAAAAATGCGTGCTGCACATGCGGCCCGACCTCCTGTAACATGCCCACATTGTGGTAAAGAAGGCCATCTGAATACTATGAAACGATGGCACTTTGACAATTGCAGGGTTAAAGCATGACAACTTCTGGCGTTGCAACATTTAACATGGACCTCAACGAACTTGTTGAGGAAGCAATGGCTCGTTGTGGTGCCGAGTTGCGCACGGGCTGGGATTTGCGCACGGCAAGAACATCAATGAACCTCATGCTCATGGATTGGGCGTCGAGGGGCATAAATATGTGGACCATCGAACAAGGCTCACAAGTCCTGACTCCTGGCACGAATACCTACACGCTGCCCGCCGATACGGTGGATCTGATTGAGCATGTGATTCGCACAGGCGCGGGTAACGTCTCCACGCAGACGGACCTGACCATCACGCGCATCTCCGTTTCTACCTACTCGTCCATCCCAAACAAGCTCCAGTCTGCAAGGCCAATCCAGATCTGGATCAACCGCCAAGGCCCCGCTCCGCAGTTCACTGTGTGGCCCACGCCTGACAATTCTCAGACGTACACGCTTGTCTACTGGCGCTTGCGCAGGATTCAAGACGCTGGTGCGGGCGGGACGTACACGCAAGATGTGCCATTCAGGTTCATCCCCGCTTTGGTGTCAGGACTGGCGTATTACCTGTCCATGAAGATCCCCGGTGCGATGGAGCGGATGCAGGTATTGAAGGCGCAGTACGATCAGGACTGGGATCTTGCTAGTTCCGAGGACCGTGATAAGAGCGCTGTTCGCTTCACACCAAGGCAGTATTTCATCTCATGAGCAATCGCTTTGCAAACGGCGCAAAGGCATTCGGCTACTGCGATGTCTGTTCTTTCCGTTTCGACCTCAAAAAGCTGAAGAATCTCGTAGTCAAAACCAAGCAAACGCAGATCAAAGCGTGTCCCCAATGCTGGACTCCAGATCAGCCACAACTTCAATTGGGCATGTATGAAATTTCGGACCCAATCGCCATCCGCGATCCTCGGCCTGACACGAACACTTGGTACTCATCCGGTGTGACTGCCACGGGCTCGTTCGGTGGGGGTAGCCGGGTGATTGAGTGGGGGTGGAACCCTGTGGGTGGGTCCAGAAGTTTTGATGCCGCCTTGACGCCAAATGCCTTGGCACCAAGGGGTTTAGTAGGTACAGTCACGGTCAGCACGACCTAAACACAAGGAGCCCGAAATGGCAGAGAAAGACAGCAAGGCAATGGCCGCTCTTCGCGCACATGCGAAGAAGCCTGCGAAGCAGGCGCACGGCTTCAAGAAGGGCGGTCCTACCTCTGAGGACCGTATGCGCCTGGGCAAGAACATGTCCCGCGCCATGAACCAGAAGTCGGGGTGAGCCATGGGCAAGATCAAGCAACTGCCGCCTGCCAAGCAGGCATACCCGCAAGGCCCGGTCAACCCGCGTGACCTGTGCGTGGTGATGGGGAACATCTCCAAGGAGTCCGCTCCGGGTCCGAAGACCACTGGGATCAAGCAGCGTGGGTCCGGTGCTGCTACGCGGGGCTTCATGTCTCGCGGGCCGATGGCGTAAAACATGAACTACACCGAGTTGAAGACCGCTGTTGAGGATGCCACTGAGAATACGTTCTCAGCGACAGACTTCGCTAATCTGGTTCAGTTAAGCGAACAACGTCTCTACAACTCTGTCCAACTTCCTGCGCTTCGCAAGAACGTCACGGGCACGCTGACCAGCGGGAATCAGTACCTTTCGGCACCGACAGATTTCCTGTCTGTCTTTAGCATCGCAGTCATTGATGCTCTGGGGAACTACGAGTACCTGCTGAACAAGGATGTGAACTTCATCCGCTCGGCGTTCCCAAACCCCAGCACGACAGGCACTCCGAAGTACTACGCCCTGTTCGGCCCTGACTCGTCAAATTTAACGGAGTTGACCTTCATCCTCGGTCCTACTCCCTCTGCTGGGTTGACGGCAGAACTGCACTACTTCTACTACCCGGTGAGCATCGTGACTGCGGGTACGTCTTGGCTGGGTGACAATTTTGACTCCGCGCTGTTCAACGCGGTGATGGTCGAAGCCGCCCGGTTCATGAAGCAAGAGCAAGATATTGTCCAGATGATGGACAAGGAATACGCCCAGTCGCTGGTTCTGCTGAAGAACCTTGGTGATGGGAAAAATAGGATGGATGCCTACAGAAGTGGGCAAGTCCGGACAAAAGTGGTTTAAGGAGTAAGAAATGCCCATTACCCAAGGAATGTGCTCTTCGTTCAAGCAGCAAATTTTGCTGGCTGAACACGACATGGATACGGATGTTTTCAAGATTGCACTGTATACCTCAGCGGCAACGATTGATGCTTCAACCACGGTGTACACGACCTCCAATGAGGTTACGGGTACTGGCTATACCGCAGGGGGAAACACGCTAACCGGCGCTACGGTAACGCTAACAGGCACCACGGCGTTTGTGGACTTCTCTGATACGTCTTGGTCAACGGCGACCATCACGGCCCGAGGGGCGCTGATCTACAACTCCAGCAAGTCCAACAAGGCGGTCGCTGTTTTGGACTTTGGATCAGACAAGACCTCTACTGGTGGCACGTTTACCATCCAGTTCCCTGTCAACGACGCGACGAACGCCATCATTCGGATTGCGTAAGGGGGCGATATGGCAAGCAGTTTCCCCGGCGCACTTGACAACATCCCGGCAAACAAGACCAACTCAACAGTCAGTCTTGACAACCACGCGCCGCACCACAACGACCTTGCAGATGCGGTAAACGCTGTTGAAACTGCGCTGGGCGTAAACCTCGTCAACGTCATCAGCCTGCCGCAGAACGCTCAGAGCGCGGCGTACACGCTTGTTTTGTCTGACTCTGGAAAGAGTATCGTCCACCCGATCACGGACAACAACGCTCGGACCTTTACGATCCCAGCAAACGGTTCGGTGGCGTACCCTGTGGGCACGGCGGTCACGTTCATCAACATGATCAATACCGTGACGATTGCCATCACCACGGACACGATGTACCTCGCCGGATCTGGAACCACGGGCAGCAGAACGCTTGCCGCTTACGGTGTGGCTACGGCCATCAAAGTCACTAGCACAAGCTGGATTATCAGCGGGAACGGGCTTACGTAAAATGAGTGGCGTACTGCACGGCGTTGTTGCTAGTTTGGCGGGGCGCGTAAGGGACGCGTTTTTCCGCTATGTCACCCTGCTGCTGAACACCAGCGCAACGAACGGCGCTCAGAACAACACGTTCCTCGACAGCAGCACCAACAACTTCAGCATCACCC